TGCCTAGTTTAAGTTATAGACAGTAAACTAGGACTGTAAAGTTGTCTGCGTCAACTGCGTTTTTTTAAAGTGGACGCCACCGCAACGGAACTCTACCACTTGCAAAACATTATAGACTCTTTTGGTTTAGTTGTCAACCAAAATTTTAACAATTCCAAATATAAATTTTATCCTGTTTCTTCTTACCTTTTTTAAGACTTTCGCTACGTTGACCCATTTGTTGTTTTAGATCTTCTTCGTCATCACAGGGTGTTAATCCATTTTTAACAGCATCTTCATACATTTTAGGACTGATGTTAAAACAAACATGCCCACCTTTTTTAATATTGTCTACACACTTTTGCCATAATGGTATAAAGAACTCTTTATAAAATGCTGTATCACTATCCCATAAGTCCATGTGTTCATATATTTCTAAATTAATATAAGGTGGGCTGGTTAATACAAAATCATAGTCAATTTTACTAAAGTCAACATCCAAACAACTCTGCCAAATCATTTTTAATTCTGAACCGTTATCAATTTCAAATAGGGCATTATCAAATCCAGTTTCAGCATTTAAGAATTCTATCATTGACTCATACGCAGGAATCATTTCTATATTAGTATCAATACCAGTATAGTTAATACCCAATGACCAAGCACCTAGCATACGTCCACCCCAACCTGCTGTTGGATCTAATACACTTTTAGCATTGTATTTTTTATAAAGATATTTGGCAGTTGTTGATTTAAACATAACAACTGATCCTAGATTAATACGAAAACATTCAAACACATTACCTGCGGCAGTTCTACCACCTCTGTTACGTATCTTAGTTTGTTCTATAAGTTTATCCCATTCAGTCTTGTCATTCCAAATATCATATATAGTTTTACCATCTTGTCTACGACATTTAAGTAAGTTTTTAAATTGATGATGATATAAGAATGGATTACCAGCAAAGTTATTGGCATTAGTATCAGCATCAAACTTGTTTAAATTGTCTAAATCTTTACGTAATTCTGCCGTAGTAATATTTTTATGATCTTCAATGTCATTGATAGTAACACTGTCAAGATGTAGATTAACTGGCTTTAATGTCAACGTACAAACTCCAATACATTTTCTTCACAGTGTTTTCGATCCTCATGTTCAAAATAATTAGTCTTTTCCATACCACCACCTTGAAAATGTTGCTTACGACTTTTCTGTATCCAACCACGATTATGATTGTCAGCGTCTTCCATTAGATTATTATACTTTTTGACTATTTTAGCAATTTCTTTTTCTTGTTGTTCCATTAAATGATAAGCATCTTCTGTGATAACATCTTTACCTAAGAATACTGTTGTTTGATTTAATAGTCCTGAACTTAATATATAGATAGCATTTTGTTTTGGTACGTTATCGTTCCACATTGGGCATCTACCATCACGACCACTTTTTGCTTCAACTGCTAGGAACCTCCCATCAAAGTCTCTAACTAAGAAGTCAGGAAAACTTTGACTACCTCCTGGCTGTTCTAAAAAACTACCTAAAGGCATTGTGTCAAATGTTTGATTCGGTTGAGATTTGTAATTTGTATCAGACTTATCTTTAAGCCAATCAAATGCTAGATCATTTTTAATCCATTTATCTTTAATAGTTTTTCCTAACTTAGGATATTCATCGTTGTTTAGTTTTTTAAAACTGTTATCTTCAAATCTAACAGCAATAGCATCTTCATGCCCATTGATAGTTTTTCCAGATCTTGCTCTTTCATTTTCAAAGTAAGGCATCTTTAAAAGATCTTTAAAAACTGATTCTAATTTTTTACTCATAACCGCCCACCCTCAAACTTAATTGACAGTTATTATTATAGATGGTTTTGGTTTAAAAGTCAACCAATGAATAAACTACGAATAACTCCAAAGCCGTATACTAGTGTGAGTAAGAGATTAATTGTGATCAATGACCATTCACGCCAACGCCAAGCCACATAGGTCCAGCCCACACCAGCGGCCCAACCTAACCAGACATTAAGTGGATACCAGTCTAAACTTGAGGCAAGTGAACAACCTACAGCACCAAAAGTACTGAGCCATTTTGTCCACCATATTAGTTTAGATTCTTGATTCATTAAAACAATCCTTTTTTGATATTATATTTAACACACTCGTCTTTTTTTTCATTACTAGGATATAAGCACCAGTGTGGATCAACGCATTGTTTAGGATGGTTACTGTTTGCTACACAGGCCAATTGCTGTTCATTTTCTTTATTTGCTTTAGATTCAAACTTTTGTCGAATAGCAGTCCATTCGGCGTATTCTTCAAAGGTAAGAGTGTCTGCTACAATTTCTTCAAATGTTTTCTTTTCCTTGAGGCTGTCTTTCTCGTATTTCTTTTCTAATTCATCAGCCCATACTATGCTGACCATTGACAGTATTAACCATAATATGGCCGCAATTAATAAACCTAGTCGTGCGATCTTCATAATTAAATTATATAATCATTTGTCTTGATTGTCAAGATATTGATGAAGATCTCCTGCGTGTAGAGCCAACATCATTGACTCAACTTCCCCAAAAACTACTAGTCGACGAGCATTTAGTATATAATAAGGACTGGTAAAGTACCGTTCTAATTGAACAAATGCTTTGGGTTTAATTTTGTCTTTGAGTTCAAACTTATATGATTTTACTTTACTTTTTATTAGTACTTGGTAAGAGTTTTGTGTTAATCTGAGACTGTTTGGGTTTACTGGGTTATGCCACCAGGTTGCCGGATTATCTAACTTATTATAAACCAATGTATCTTTAGTGGCTAGAAATGGGTTTAACTTGTATTCTTCTTGAAATTTTTTCTGCCAGATAACCTGTAACGATTCAGCAGTACGTGACATACTATGGGTAAATTGTGTTGCCTTCTTTGAGAAGAACTACACTAAATTTTTCTTCTTTAAACAGTTTGTTAAGTTTTTTCGCCAAGTTAACAGCGTGACCAGGATTACTAAAAGATACTTTTTTATATTTTGGTCCTGGATAGGCTACTAGCACGTTTTGTGTCTTAAGATTAATTGGTTTGCCTTCATAAAAAACAGCCCAAATACCTTCGCTACTTAACACTTGCTCACTTTTGTAAGTGCTTTTGTTTACGTGTTCTAACAAAACTGTTGGTTTAGGTCTACTCATATGTTAATATATTCTCCATCTTCTACATATTATTTATGCCAATTAACAGAGTAGTTTATTTAAAATGTTCCACCATCGAGGTTCATCTTTACTGTTTGTTCTTCTTTTTTTGTTTCAACTAAAGATGAAATTTTGTTTAGTAGTTCAAAGATTTCCGAATGTAAATTTTGTGCGTCAAGTCGGTTTAGTACTAATTCTTTAGCATTAGTTTGATTCATAACCTTAATACGTTCATTAAATTTCTTCAGGTGAAGGCTTAATTGTTGTTCCATGTAATGCTCCATTAGCAATTCTTAAGTTTTCTAACATTTCTTGTTGTGTTTTATACGGTCCAGCATAAGGATATCTATTAAGAGTGATTAGTTTAGGACAATAACTTTTAACCCATCCATTATTAAATTTAACAATGTAGTATCCGGCACAAAAGAAACTTTTTGATTTACGTCCTTTAGTAAACACTGGCAACTTTTTAGGAACGTCCCAAAGGATGTTTTGAGCATTATGGCTACAAGGATACCCATAAACCTCGATGACTTCTTGTTTAACCTTAGATCTATTTTTTTCTACAACAATGTTGTATCTATCACTAAGTAACTTAAAACTAGAAAATTGTTCTTTTGTTTCATCATGTGTATAAACTACACCTTTTTGATTTGCTAAGATAGTTCCAATTTTATTTCCATTGTCCTCAACTACCCAACACTTATTTTTTACTATTGATTTTGCTAATAGACTCATTGTTGTCCCTCGTATATGGCAGAGTTAGCACCATGCTCAGCACACTCTACCGAATGTACCCAACAACGATTGTTTGATTGTTCTCTGATTAGTTTGTCCGCAAAGTTAAATGCGTGTTCCGCAAACTTCTCCGCACCAACACCATCCATTACCACAATCTCTGCTAGATCTAATTCTTGTAATTCTAAGAACTTATCTAAGTGTGGGTCTGCTTTATCAATAGCAGTCTTGTGATCAAAGTGATCTTCTAACCATTTCTTAATCTGTTTAAGTCCGCCAAAGTCCACTGCCCAGTTCTTATTGTCTAAGTGATCACATGCAAATGTAAACTTAAACTGTAGACTGTAACCATGTAGTAAATGACAGTGTGAATGATCAGCATTAGGTTGTCTAAAACATGCTGATAGACCAATGTTATGACCATATGTTTTTGTTGAATAAAATTTACCCATCAGTTATCCTTATTAAGATTTTGCTTTCTTAAAACTTGATTGTTTATTATTTTGCTCAATAGCATTTTTCATAAGTTTTAAAAAAAACTTATCGCCGTTGGCTAATACTTTTAACTCTTTTTTAATCAGTGTTGCTTTTGGATCGTATCCCATGTTTTATTCCTTAATTGTAATTTAGTTATTATAACTTTCTTTTGATAATAAGTCAAACATTTTGGATTGTTGATGCATTAATCCAAAAAACAACTTTAATGTATTTTGAGCATCTATGTCGGCTCGGTGTTCCAATCCATCAAAATAAACTTCTTTTATAGTCATAGCATCTTTTAACCCACCTTTTGGAGACTGATCCTGACTGAATTGTAGGAAATTATATATGGTTTTTACGTCAATATAACGACCGCCAAAATGTTTAAACTCTACGTTGTGTTGTTCAAATTCTTTTCTTAGTACATCACAATCGTTAAATCCCCAAGTAACAGCATTTAGCCATGGTTGATATTGTTTGATTAATCGATCAAGTTCTTCTGCCACAGTCTGATGACTTACACAATTACTTCGTATATCACTGTCAGTAATACCAGTAAGCCCTACTATAAAATCGTCAATTGGTTCTTTTGGATCAATATACCATTTATGGACAACATAGTCTGTTGGTAGTTGTTTGATGTTACCAATAGCAATTCCAACTTGTATAATTTTGTTACTAGGTTGGTTAAGTTCTAAATCAATGGCAATAAAATTTCTTAATGTCATACGTTTTCAAAGTCCGGATAACTAGCACTCATCCAATGACTCATCGACGCCGCATTATCGCTTAATTTAACTAGATTATATTTGCCACAGAATTTTAAGAACTGTGCGCCTATCATTTGTTGCTGTTTAACTGTCATACCTTCAGCAATAGTTTCTGCTATCTTTTCTTTTACGTCATCTGGTTGTGCTGTCAAGTCTACTAAAACTCTATTACGCTCATAGTCATCTAACACACGATGTTCAACTTCATTATGATCTACCCAGCGTTGTAGCATAAGGTTGTTCCAATTATAACCTTTTCTTTTCTTATCTTCAAAGGCTTCTAACAGTCCAACCTTATTTTTGCTACCTTTTTCACGCACACCTGGAAAGGCTGAAAAAATATTATCCGTAGGATCACCACGCATACATTTTTTAAATAGGATATATTCTGGATCTGGTATTTGTTTAGGTTCTTTAGTTTTCTTGTCTATAACACGTTCACCTTTTTTATCAAAGATACCATTGAGAGTATGTAGTTCATCACTGATACCATTATACTGTTTTACATTTTCCGCTAGTAGTTGATAAAAGTCAGTGTCACTTGATACGATAGTATGTTGATCCTTAGGATGACTCTGTATCCAACCTGCTATCAAATCATCTGCTTCAAGTTCAGGATGTTGTAAAACCGTACAGTTAGTTTTATTCTTAAGAAAGCCATGTAGTTCATCAAAGGCTTCCCAAAATAAACGATCCTCTTCTGCTTCGCTTTCACTTAACGCCTGTCTAGCAACTGATCTATTTTTCTTATAAGGCTCGTAATAGTCTTTACGCCAACTACGTCCTTCTAAACAGAATACAACATGATTGGCTTCTTGATCTCTCCATGCCTTATTGATACTGCCTAGAGTAACATGAATAGCAAACGCTACCTTTTCTTCTGAGTCTGCCGCTCGGTATGCTGAATGTCTGGCTCTAAAGAATGTATTTGCTGTGTCTACTAATAAGTATCTCATGATAACTTGCTTTCTAATTTAGGTTTAATATAATTTGCCCAATATTGATGAGCATCCATTCCAAAATGATACCCATTATTTTTTGGTTTAAATCCGTTGTTGATTAGACTGTGATAATATGTTCCCATTGGATCGTAAGGTTCAATATAACTGTCATTCCAATCAAGTTCTTTAAGACCACCAAAGTGTGTAAACGTATTAAAAAATATATGAGGTATTCTAAATTGTTCTAGTAAACAGTGTAATTTATATATTTCTTCGTGCCAGTATTCTTTACTAACTTCACTGTCTGCTCCAAGTACCCAATCTTTATAGTGTTCTTGTACTTCACCAGGCCATTGAGGATCGGGTATCATACCTGCTGTAAATTGGTAGTATGTTTTATTCCAGTAAAACTCTTCTCTTTCCCAAGTAGCCCAACCGATTACTACAGCACTAATATACTCTCTATGATGTGTTAGATACTGATTAGTAGTTCTTATGATTCTGTCATTGCTACTGGCACTTTCTGCGTCTAACTTTAACTTTAGTCCAAGATCTCTGTTAAGTAAATAACCATAACTAAATGGAATGTTTTCTGGATGAGGTACTCTACCCCAATCTTTATAATTATTATCGTCTTCAGCAAAGCAATAGTCATTAATTATTTCAGCACCTGCTGAGTGGCTATCTCCATTTACATAGAGTAGTTTACTCACGACTTCTCCGATCTACCATCTCCAAGGTCTTTTGTTTGTGTTCTTTTAGTCGGATCTGCTTGATCCTGCTCCCAGTTCTCCATAACAACATTTTGACACACTGCTTTGAACCAATTATCTACAATATCAGCATCTGTCTTACCTTGATATCCAGCACGTATAAGATTAGCAACGAACTTATCATTCCAATCTAATTCAAACGCACCATTATTAGGATCATTATGATCAATCTCCATACTCAGTACTTCTACGTATGGTTCACCATCTTTAGTTGCCTGTTCTTTTGGGCTGAGTTTTTTACTTTTAGTCTTAGGTGCTTCATCCTTTTTGAAAGTATCTTTTAGTTTACTCCACATGTTTTTCTTTTCTGCCATTTATTTCCCCCAACTATTTCCCCAAAGATCAACATGTAATCTTGGACTGTAATTATAACCACGTAGCATAGCCTCGTCTGCTACACTAAACTTATTACCGTCGTATACTTTAACAACACCACCTACTGGCATGATGTATACAACTCCTTCAAACCCTGCTTCACGATATGCTTTGACAGCACGATCCACTTCGTCAAAGTCACTGGGCTTTTCTACTACAAACTTGAGATAGGTTGTACCATAGCGTTCATATTCTGCGACAATCTCAGGCTTGATAGCATCTTCCCATGCTTCGCCACTTGCTGATAGTTTAGCACTGACTGAGAACGTGATATCACTTTTATAGTTACCACCTCTGTCAAATGCCCATGCTAACAAGTAGTCTTTAAAATCTTCATGTAGTTCTTGTGTGCCGTTAGTTTCAAATGTAATGTTTTTAAGATCACGCATTCTAGGATGATCTAATAGATCTTTGTAACTGCGTTGCCAACCTAATAAAGGTTCGCCACCTGTGATGACCAAATGTACATCATTACCGTTGTCTTGTACCCACTTATGATTAGGTGTTAGTTCTAACATTCTTTCTATCACTGCTTCATTTTCTAACATGGGAGATAGATGTTTGAACCTTGGATCCCATGAAGCATAACTATCACAGCCTGTGTCAACTAAAGGCAAATCTTCATATCTATTAAATAACTCTACCTTAACCTCATCACGCTCTGCTGACATTTCGCCTCTAGGCATACCAAAGCCACCACAGGTAAAGTTACATCCAAATGTACGCAAGAAAACTGAAGGTACGCCTACAAAGCGTCCTTCACCCTGTGCTGAATAAAATATTTCACTAATTTTTAATTTTGCCATGTATACCTTTCATTAATAGTTTATTATACATGTATTTAGGTCGTATGTCAAACTTCCCACGGGAAAACAATCCATTCATCTTTTTCTGCTTTGTTGATCTCAGTAGCACAATAGTCTACTTCTTGTCCAAACCCACTTGAAAGATTATCAAATAATACAGCAAACTTAACATTATGCTTGACTTTATCTAATTTCCAATCATTTACGATCCAATTGAGTGTAGCCCCAGTGTCATTAATGTCATCAATTACTAGTATATTAGCCCCAGCTTGGGCATCTTCTGCTATCGCCCAGCTGTGATCATTATCATCAACATGGTCTCTAAGGCTAACTTTTAATGCTTTCATTGGAATGTCAAGTTTATGACTCATTAACACCGCTGGTATTAATCCACCTCTAGTTAAACCTACAATATAATCAGGTTTCCAATTATTCTGATACATGCTAAATGAAATTTTGTTTACATATTCATCAATATGAACCCAACTTACATAACGTTTATCAATATCCATATTATCCTCTATACGCTTTTACACTAGCAATCTTATCACCGTTAAATTCAATTATATCAACTACTAATATTTTATCAACACCATTTATTTCAATATCTAGCTCACAGGCAACAACATTACCGTCTTGATACATGCTTATTGGGGTGACCTGTATTGTTTTAACAGCATTAAATATTTGTTGGTTGGCCTGTAATACTAAGTCAATACCTGCGGCTGATGTTTCCCAATCACGTAAATAAATGTTTTCATCAAACATCTCTGCTAGAGAATTAAGATCCTTAGCAGAGAACGTTTCAAAATATTTTTTACAAAGTTCTTTTAAGTCCATAATTAAAAACTCATTTCTAACATAAATCCAGCAACGTTGTTGTCAACACCTTCTTGATTTAAGTAGTTCATTTGATGTTCAGCAAATCCAGTAAAACTTACATCTGCTTTGGTATCGCCCATTCTAACTTCGGAACTGTTAAATTTATAGTAAGTACCAAAGTCATACTCTTGTACTTTTGATGTCATGTCAACTTTGTGATTTTGATTAACTACAGTACCATTACTATCAAATCCAATTGGTACACTAACATTCATAGTACCTCTGCTAATTGAAACTGGCTGACTTACAGTAAATCCTAATGAATGACTGCCTTGTGTATAATCAAGACCTGCTGACCAACTGTAAGTTTCAGTGTCACTAATACCAGTAACTAACCCTTTTTCAGTTTGATCAACTTGTGTATATCCCATCCAATAGTTACCAAATACACTAAACTGATCAGTTAGATTGTGTGTACCTTGAAAGTTGGTATATGTAGTATAACTACCACCAACAGTACCCATCATTCCTGACATCATGTTACCCATCCAGCCATCTTGCTCATTAAGAGCACCAAATCCAACTCTTAATTTAGATTTATCATCAAACCCAAATGCGGTAGTATGTCCCATTTCAAACATACCAGTTGAATTATATTCATTGTATGATAACTTCATATCAACATCGTTGAGTTGAACTTGACCATTACCAGTATATTGATTTAATTTATGATATGGATTAAATCCTTTGCTATAAAAGTTAGCCTTAGATATTGGATTCCAATCTGCTCGTCTTGCTTTAGCAGTAGCCGTTGCTGATAAGTCAACATAGTATTCACGACCAAATTCATCAGCTACCATAACTGAACTTAATGCGGCCGCTAACTCTTCACCACCACCACTGTTAGTCATATAAGCACCACTCATTGGAACTTTAACACCGTATCTACCATCTACCGGAATACCAACTACACCATATGGTCTAGTTGCCGCCTCTAGATCTAATAAGCCTTGACCATGTCTTTCTTTGTCATAGTTATTAATATCTTTGTTAGCAGTAGTTGTTAACAGTTTAACAATGTTAGAACCTGTCATATGTGGCCATTGTTGATGTACAAGAGCAACAGCACCCGATACTACCGCCGCCGCCTCAGATGTACCAGTACCTATCTTATATAAGTCACCTGATTTATGTGCTTCAAATGTAGTACCTGGTGCCATAATAAAGAAGTCAGATATGCGATATTCATCTAGACACTGTCCACCTTGTAGGTTTTTACCTTGGCAGATATGTCCTGCTTTATTTGAGTATGTAGCAATATCTTGTTTATTAATATCCCACGCACCCACAATCAACATTTGCCCACGTAACCAAAGTGTACCATCATCTTTAGTAGCAATAGCCATTGGTGCTGGATTTTCTGGAAATGCTAATCCTGAGTTACCAGCTGAGTTGACAATAACCATTTCACTGTCGCCTAGTGCTCTGGCCCAAAGAGCTGGATTTTCTCCACCGTAGAAGCCAGTAGAACGTCTACCAGTGTAAAAGTTTGTGATGTATCTAGCATGATTATTTGCCCAGGCACCA